GCTGTTTTTAATGATAATGTAAATATCGGCATTCTTGCAAACAAAGCGGCAACTGCAAGAGAATTGCTTGATAGGCTCCAAACTGCATATGAGAACCTACCAAAGTGGATGCAGCAAGGTATTATCTCTTGGAACAAAGGTTCTCTTGAACTGGAGAATGGTTCCAAAATTCTTGCCGCATCCACATCTGCTTCTGCTGTCCGAGGAATGTCATTCAACATTCTATTCTTGGACGAATTTGCTTTCGTGCCAAACCATATCGCAGATTCATTTTTTGCATCAGTATATCCAACTATTACTTCGGGTAAAAGTACAAAAGTTATTATAGTTTCAACTCCACATGGTATGAATCATTTCTACCGAATGTGGCATGATGCTGAGAGAGGTAAAAATGAATATGTATTTACGGATGTTCATTGGAGTGAAGTTCCTGGGAGAGATGAGATCTGGAAACAACAAACTATTGCTAACACGAGCGAGCAGCAGTTTAAGGTAGAGTTTGAATGTGAATTTCTAGGATCAGTAGACACCCTTATTTCACCATCAAAACTTAGAAGTCTCGTATACGACCATCCTAAGACCAGCAGCGGCGGTTTAGACATTCACGATGATGTAATAGATGATCATGACTATTTGATGACTGTAGACGTTGCTAGAGGCGTTGGTAGCGATTATTCTGCATTTACTGTTGTAGATATAACAACCTTTCCCCACCAAGTTGTTGCAAAGTACAGAAATAATGAAATTAAACCAATGCTCTTCCCAAGCATTATTGTAGATGTAGCAAAAAATTATAATAATGCTTATATTTTGTGTGAAGTAAATGATGTTGGTGATCAAGTTGCTTCAATTATCCATTATGACCTTGAATATACGAATATTCTTATGTGTTCGATGAGAGGTCGTGCTGGACAAATTGTTGGTCAGGGATTTTCTGGGAAGAAAACTCAACTTGGAGTTAAGATGTCCAAGACAGTAAAAAAAATTGGATGCCTTAATCTTAAGACAATGATTGAAGAAAATAAACTTCTTCTCAAAGATTATGAAATTATGAGTGAATTAACAACATTTATTCAAAAGCACAATTCATTTGAAGCGGAAGAGGGATGTAATGATGACTTAGCAATGTGCTTGGTAATATATGCTTGGTTAGTTGCTCAGGATTATTTTAAAGAACTTACGGACCAAGATGTTAGAAAACGTTTATATGAAGAGCAAAAAAATCAAATTGAACAAGATATGGCTCCTTTTGGATTTGTTACGGATGGATTAGATGATACTAGTTTTGTAGATGGAGATGGAGATAGGTGGTATGCTGATGAATATGGAGATCGTGCTTATATGTGGGAATATATGTCGTAATGGAAATCGATAAGCAAATAAATTTAGGTCATTTACTTTTAACCGATAGAAAATGTAGGATTTGTGGGGAGGTTAAAAATTTAGTTGGTGAGTTTTATAGAACACGTAAAGATAGAGGTCCAGTTGCATCATCATATTCTTATGAATGTAGAGAGTGTACTATAAAAAGAATTAAAAGTAAAAAAAATACCAAATATATCTCTAAATGGGAATATCCTGATTGGTAAACATTCGCGTCTTGTTTCCCCTACGTAAAGTGTGTTTTTAATAAATAATTTTTAGTTAACTGAGATTTACGGAGAAAAACATGGCGACTCCTCAATTATCTCCAGGCGTACTCGTCAGAGAAGTTGATCTAACTGTAGGAAGAGCTGATAATGTTTTAGATAACATTGGAGCAATTGCAGGTCCTTTTGCACTTGGTCCAGTTGATGAAGCGATTGATATTACTACAGAAAACGAATTACTTAAAGTTTTTGGAAAACCAATTTCCTCGGACAGTCAATATGAATATTGGATGAGTGCATCCTCATTCCTATCATATGGCGGCGTTCTTAAGGTTGCAAGAGTTGATGGATCTAACTTAGTTAGTGCAAATGCAATTCGTAACGCTGCTGGAGTTTCAACTGCGGGCGAACCTACACTCAAAATTAAGAACTTTGACGATTATGAAGCAAATTATGCTGATGATATTGCAAACTATATTTTTGCTGCAAAGAACCCTGGTTCATGGGCAAATAATCTTAAAGTCTGTGTAATTGATGATAAGGCGGATCAAATTCTTACAGTAGGTGCTGCAGTAACTGCTAATGCATCAATTGGTATGGGTGTAACCACTACACTTACCAATGTAACATCTGCAGGTATTGGAACAACCTCAGTATTTAATGGTTACTTAAAAGGAATTGTAACTGGTATTGGTGCAAGTACTATTGAAGTTAAGATCAATTCACTTGTTTCTACTGCTGGTGTTGAAACTCCTGTAACCTATGCTCCAAAATCACAATTACAGTCATTTAAAGCAGGAATTGGTGCAAATACATTAACTGTAAGATTAATTGATTCCTCAGGATCTCTTGTAGATAGTTCAACAATTAACACTGGTACTGATCCAATCCGCGATTGGTATGATCAACAGATTCTTAGTTTATCAAATACTGCAATTTACTGGAACTCAATTGCGCCAAAACCAGGCACATCACAGTATGCAGCAAACAGAAATGGAAAGAGTGATGAAATTCACGTAGTAATTGTAGATGATACTGGAACTGTTACTGGAATTCAAGGCAATCTTCTTGAAAAACATATTGGTCTTTCTAAGGCAACAGATGCTGTTTCTGCAATTAACTCTCCACAAAAAATTTGGTGGAAAAATTATCTGGCAGTCTATTCAAATTATGTCTATGTTGGAGATAATCCTTCAGATCAAGTAAATATTAACGAACCCGTATTTGCAACAGGATTTTCTACTGCATTTACTACGTTCACTAACACAGAAGGTCTTTGGAATAGAGATGTTCAGGATAAGACGTATAGTGCTCTTGGAAATGTAACTTACAACTTAAGCGGTGGTAAAGATTACTCTAATTCTGGCGGAATGACCGCAACTCTTGGTGATTTGTTTACCGCATATAATCTTTTCTCAAATAAAGATGAGATTGAGGTTGACTATTTGATTATGGGACCTGGACTTGGTAACAAGTTTGAATCTCAAGCAAAAGCAAATCATCTGATTTCTATTGCAAATGGAAGAAAAGATTGTGTTGCTGTAATTTCACCACATCGCGCTGATGTTGTTGATCTTACTAATTCAGATACTCAAACTGATAATATTTTAGAATTTTTCTCTCCTCTTGGATCAACATCTTATGCAGTATTTGATTCTGGTTACAAATACACTTATGATAGATTTAACAACAAGTTCCGTTACATTCCTTGCAACCCTGATGTTGCAGGTCTGATGGTTAGAACTTCTATTGTTGCATACCCTTGGTTCTCCCCTGCAGGTCAGCAAAGAGGAATTCTGAATAATGCAATCAAACTTGCATATAATCCAAACAAAGCACAAAGAGACCAACTATATCCATTAAGAATTAATTCGATTATAAATCAACCCGGAATTGGTATTCTTCTCTTTGGTGATAAGACTGCTCTTGGATATGCTTCAGCATTCGACAGAATTAACGTTCGTCGTCTCTTCCTCACTGTTGAACAGGCACTTCAAAGATCTGCTCAGGCTCAACTTTTTGAACTGAATGATGAAATTACAAGAGCAAACTTTAGAAACATCGTTGAACCATACCTCCGTGATGTTCAAGCAAAACGTGGTCTTTATGGATTCTTGGTAGTTTGCGATGCATCAAATAACACTCCAGATGTTATTGATAACAATGAATTTAGAGCTGATATTTACCTGAAACCTGCTAAGTCTATTAACTACGTAACTCTTACTTTTGTTGCTACCAGAACGGGAGTAAGTTTTGACGAAGTTGCTGGTACTGTTTGATTTTAAAATAAACACCATTAAAAGGAGGATCTAAAAAATGGCACACTCTATTCAGGATTTTAAATCAGCACTCATTGGGGGCGGTGCCCGCCCTAATCTATTTGAAGTAACTATTCCATCTACACCAGCAGCAGTAAATCTTACTGAAAATTTCCCTATTTTATGCAAAGCAGCTGCTCTTCCCGCATCAAATATTGCTTCAATTGATGTTCCTTTTAGAGGAAGAATTTTCAAAGTTGCTGGAGATAGAACTTTTGATACTTGGACTGTTACCGTCATCAATGATCAAGATTTCTTAATCAGAGATGCTATGGAAGCATGGATGCAATCAATTGGTCAGTATGGTGATGCAAGTGGTTTTACCGATCCCAGTGATTATATGGTCAATGCTTTTGTAAAACAGTTTAAGAGAGGAACTAGTAATGTAGGGAAAAATACTCCCTTTGGTTCTGGTCTGGAAGTAGCAGCAACTTATAAGTTCTATGATATTTTCCCAACTAATATTGCTGCTATTGATCTTTCGTATGATACAACTGATACAATCGAAGAGTTTACAGTTGAATTCCAAGTTCAATACTGGACACCTTCTACTGAAGAAGCATAAATAAATAGTCTAAACGTTAAAGACAAAAATAAATTATGGCGAAACTATTTGGTTTTTCGATTGAAGATAGCGAACCATTATCTCCCGGTCTTGTTTCCCCCGTTCCCCCCAACAAGGAGGACGGGGTTGACCATTATTTAAGTAGTGGATTTTTTGGTTCATATGTAGATATCGAAGGTGTTTACAGAACAGAATTTGATCTCATTAAGAGATATCGCGAAATGGCACTTCATCCAGAATGTGATAGTGCAATTGAAGATATTGTAAATGAAGCAATTGTTAGTGATACTAATGATAGTCCTGTTCAAATTGATTTGGATAATTTGAATGCTAGTGACGGAATTAAAAAGAAAATAAGACAAGAATTTAAACATATTTTAGAACTTCTAGATTTTGATAAGAAGTCTCATGAAATTTATAGAAATTGGTATATTGATGGTAGACTTTATTATCACAAAGTAATCGATCTCAAAAATCCTGAGGCAGGAATACAGGAGTTGAGATATATTGACGCAATGAAAATGCGTTATGTTCGTCAGGCAGTAAAAAAGGAAGATAACAAATATAGAATTTCCAATAGAAATATTGATAATCCAATGGATTATGATTTTCCAAAGATTGAAGAATATTTCATATATGAACCAAAAATGACTTATCCAACAGGAACTCCAGCTCCTGGAGGTCTTGGTGGGTCAAATTCGGGAGTCAGAATGACGAAAGACTCCATTACTTATTGCACTTCAGGTCTTGTAGATAGAAATAAAGGATCAACTCTTTCTTATCTACATAAAGCAATTAAATCACTCAATCAACTGCGAATGATTGAGGATTCTCTTGTAATTTACAGATTGTCTCGCGCTCCAGAACGTCGTATTTTCTATATTGACGTTGGTAATCTTCCAAAAGTAAAGGCAGAACAATATCTTCGTGATGTTATGATGCGATATCGTAACAAACTTGTATATGATGCAAATACAGGAGAAGTTCGTGATGATAAGAAGTTTATGGCGATGCTTGAGGATTTTTGGCTTCCAAGAAGAGAAGGTGGTAGAGGTACTGAAATTACTACTCTCCCTGGTGGACAAAACCTTGGAGAAATCACTGATATTGAGTATTTTAAGAAAAAACTTTATCGCTCACTGAATGTTCCACCATCAAGAATGGATGGAGAAGGTGGATTTAATCTTGGTCGTTCATCAGAAATCTTGAGAGATGAAGTTAAATTTAGTAAGTTTGTTGCTCGTTTAAGAAAGAGATTCTCTTATATGTTTAGTGATATGTTGAGAACCCAATTGATTCTCAAAAATATCATTACTCCAGAAGACTGGAATCAAATGGATGAGCATATCCAATATGATTTCTTGTATGATAATCACTTTGCAGAACTTAAAGATGCAGAGTTACTTAATGAAAGATTGAATATGGTTCAGATTGCAGAACCTTATGTTGGAAAATATTTCTCCCAAGATTATGTGAGAAGAAAGATTCTTCGTCAGACCGATATTGAAATCATAGAACAAGATGCTCTTATCAAAAAAGAAATTGAGGAAGGAATAATTCCAGATCCAAGTATACCTGTAGATCCACAAACTGGTTTACCTTTAGATCAAACTGCCCAAATGGATTTGGGTCAACCAGTAATGGAACCTCAAATTGATGCTTCTGCAACTCAAGTTAACGCCAAAGCGGTAGAAATGCCCAAGGGTGGTGAAATTTGATAAATAACAACGATTAATTAATTTAAAACTATGGACGATTTAATGGATATGATTGCTACTGATGAATCCCCCTCACAGATTAGTGATAAAATTAAAGATCTTTTGTTTGTAAAAGCAGCAGAAAAGGTTGATGATTTTAGACCTGCTGTAGCAAACGCAATGTTCAATAGCGAAACAAACGAGGAAGAATGAAATCCTTTAAACAGTTCATCTCAGAGTCGGTAAATATTTCTGGTGATTTTACTGGAAATCTTTACATTAATTCTCAACAACCAGAGCAACAGCAAGTTGGTGAAGGATATGTTGCAGATGTTCTGTGGAACGGAAGTCTCTATAGAATGGAATTAACCACTAATACTGGTATTCCATCCAAGCAGTCTTTAGGTGAACAGTTGCAGACTGAGTATCCCGGAGCAATTGTTCATCAAATTTATCCAGTAATGGAAAGGAATATTAATATTAAAAATACACAAAGATACCATCCATCAAAATTAGAGTGGATTAATTAATGGCTCAGTGGAATATTCAAACTCAAGATTATTTAAATCAAGAAAGAAGTCTTTTTGAAGTTAATGGCGTTGCAACCAGAGATGGTAAAATTGTAGATGAACTTAATAGATTTCCGGTTAGTATAAATTCCGATGCTTTTGGAAGAACACGAGTATCAAATCCATTAACACTCTTTGATAGTTCTCATAGGTATAGGGACAATAATCTTTGGGAGAGTTTGATTGTAGGTACAGGTTCTACCGTTGGATTTGTAACTACACAAGGCCTAATTAACATAGGTATTGGAACTACTGTGGGTTGTTCGGTTATTAGAGAAACCACAAAGACATTCTCATATCAACCCGGAAAATCTTTGTTGGTATTGAATACATTTGTAATGAATTCTCCAAAGGAAAATTTAAGACAAAGAGTTGGGTATTTTGGTGCTGATAATGGAATATATGTTGAGGTTGCTGGAATTGGAAGTACATCAGTAGGTTTTGTAGAAAGAAGTTTATCAACTGGAACAGAAACAAGAGTACCTCAAACAGAGTGGAATATTGATAAATTAGATGGAACAGGTGTTTCTGGATATACACTAGACATTTCCAAAGCACAAATCCTTTGGATGGATATTGAGTGGTTGGGACTTGGAACAGTAAGAGTTGGATTTGTAATTGATGGGAAGTTTGTTCATGCACATTCATTTCATCACGCAAATCTCATCCAATCAACTTATATGACAACGGCATCATTACCTTTGAGGTATGAGATTGCTAATACTGGAATTACCACAAGTTCAAGCATACTCAAACAAGTTTGTTCTTCTGTAATTTCCGAAGGTGGTTATGAATTGCGTGGATTGCAACAAGCAGTACAGACACCAATTACATCACCAGTAGATTTACCAACTCCTGCGGGAACTTTCTATCCAGTACTTTCAATTCGTCTCAAATCTTCTCCAAATAGATTAGATGCAATTGCTATTTTAACTGCTTTATCAATTATGGGAAAGGGCAATGGTCCTCAATATAATTGGCAAGTGAGAGCATCTGCAACTACTACTGGTGGAACTTGGGTGGATGCTGGTTCCGATAGTTCTGTTGAATATAAGATAGATGGTGGAACTGTGAGTGGTGGAAGAGTATTGGCATCTGGATTTTTATCCTCTGCAAATCAATCTGTAGGAGTT